GCTCTTGTGCCCGCGCGCGATCACTTCGTTCTCGGTCACGTCGTCCGGGTCGGCCAGTTCCACCCATCCGGGCAGTTCGAACTGGCCCAGGTCCGTCTCGATGATCACGGCGTCCTCGATCGGGATTTCCTTTTTCGCGAGCGGCCACTTGCGCATGACCCGCGTGTCCATCTCGAAGACCTCGCCTTCGTTCCGGATAATGGCGTTGCCTTCGATCCCGTACTGCCCCCGCTGGGTGGCGCGCACGGCCACCGGATCGGGCGGGATCGTGATCACCTTCGGCGCTTTCCGCGCCACCTTGACCCGCTGAATCACGGGCCCGGCTGCCGGCTCGGGCGGCTTCGGTTGCTGCTGCGTTGGAGCCATCGGTCACCTCGAAGAGAAGAGCAGCACCGGAGCGTAGGGAGCGGGCGGAAAGCCATGTGCGCGTCACGCCGCTGTGCGCTCCGGTGATGCCGTTGAATTCTACAAGACGGATATGCGCGTTCCGTACGTTCTGAACAGTTGCGCCATGTTGTGGTCCGTGATCCACGCGGTCACCGTGATCGTCGGCGTGGTGCCCCCGCCGACGTACTGCGCGCCCACGTACCGCTTCGTGATCTGCCCCACGGGCAACGGCATCACGAGAATCGTGCCCAGTGCGAGCGCGCCGGCCGTGGCCTGGGCCGCGGTGAACGGGTATTGCGCGAGCACATCGGGCGCCGTCAAGGCCGCCGCCGCCGACTGGATGATATCAAACTCGTACGTCTCATCCCCCGTCGTGTGATCGGCTGCGACGCCGACCGAGAGCACGATGCGCAATCCTTCTCCGATGGACACGTCCTGCGCGAGGCCGCCGGAGACACCCGGCACTCCGCAGTCGTAGCTATTGGTACTGACGGCTGATACGGTGAGTGCAGCTGCTTCCCACAGCGCCGTCTGTGCGTCCCTGAACATGAAGACTCCTTGAGATGAGAAAGGCTTAGACGACGCGCGTTTCGGTGTTGAGGAGCGAATCGGTGCGGCGGATCGGAATGCCGCGGAAGGTGGGCGTGTTAATGCCGTCGACCACGCTGAACGTGAGCTGATACTTCGCCGCTTCCCACCGCTGGATGTCCAGCATCTCGAACACCGTGCGGTTCATGTAGAACGCCAGCCGGCCCATCGCCATCGTGGGGATCTTGTGCACCATCTTGATCATCCCCTTGATGAGATCCGCGGGGGTCGACTCCGCGACGAGGTTCGTCGTATCGATGTTGCAGAAGCGGACGACGTACCGCCAGTCGACCAGCTTGATGCCGCAGTCCCAGACGAACTGCTCCTGATACGCACGCATCCTCGACGTGCCGATCCCGGTGTTGAGCTGCACCGTCTGCTCCCCGAAATCGTTCTGCTGGAGTCCGGCCGGCGAGCCCTTCGGGTAGATCCCGCTGATCGTCTGGTCCCCCCAGGCGACCAGCCACACGCTGGTGTTGACCGAGCCGGTGCCGCCGCCGTCGATCACGTTCTGCTTGTTGCCGGCGCCGGAGATCGCGCCGTACCGCACGCTCAACCCGGTGAACTTCTCGGGATTCACTCCGCTATTGCCGTAGAAGAGCACGGAGCAGAATTCCTGGTTCATCGACTCGAGGAAACTCCGCGCCTCGCTCAACCGGAACGCCCCGACGTTGCCGTTCAACCGCGCGAGCGCGCAATCGACCTCGCTCCACGCTTCCATCTTTCCGCACTGCTCGTCGATCTGTGCCTTGGTGGACTTACTCGGGACCACGCCCCCATTGAGCAGACGCCAGGCGACCGTCGGGAGCCCGGTTCGCACGGTCGTCCGATGACCCGTGGGCAAGTTCCCCTCGGCCCACAACATATCGGTCAGGATCTCGTTGGTGATGCTGAGGAGCTCGATCACCGCAGCGACATTGCCGTTCGGGTCCAGACTCTTCGCGAAATCGACCAGAGTCAGGACGGTACCTCCCAATGCTGCCATGAGACACTACTCCAGCGGCGTGCTACGCCGCGGCTGTTTGGTTGGGATAGAGGCGCTCGGCCAGCGACTTGACGCCGCCGCCTTCCTGTGATCCAGGGCGCACCAGGGTGGACTCGCTCATCGCTTTGCCGACCGCCGCCAGGAACCGGATCACCTCGGGCTTGGATCCCAGCCCCGACGTGCCCAGAAACTCGGTGATGCCGGTGGCCTTGAAGTGCGTCAGCACTTTCTGGCCCAGCTCCATCGCGTTGTTCAGTTTCTCCTGCGAGCCGCCGATCGTGGGATCCGCCAACGCGGCAGCGCGCCAGGTGGCTTCCTGCTTCTTCCATTCGGCGCCGGTGTTCGGCTGCCACGACTCCACGAACGCGGCCTCGCGGGCCGCTGCTTCGGTGAGCGTGGTTTCGAGCAGTTTCTGTCCTGCTTCGTTGCTGAGTCCCAGCGTCCGCGCGGCGGCAGCTGTCCTCTCCACAAAAGCGGGATCCAACGTCACGCCGGCTGGCGGCGTGAAGGTGTACGTGTCGGGCACGACGACCGGGGCCGGCGTGGGGGGCTTGGCGGCGATCGCGACGGCGGCCGCCACAGAGGCATCGGCCGCCGGGACTGCGGGGACCGCCGGCACGACGGGCGTGGTCGCGGGAACGGCAAGCGCGTCAGGCATCAGGGTCCTCGGTGTCCGGTGGCGTGGATTCGGTGTCCTCGAGTTGTGCCGCTTCCCGCTGCATGGTCAGGAAATCGGCCGGCGAGGCGCTGGCGTATTTGCGTTCGATGAGGCGGCCCACGTCCTGCCGTCCGCAGTTGTACGCGGTCTGGTAGGGATCGCCGGCCATCGCGGACTCGTAGGAGCGGCAGTCTCCAAGGACTTCCCAGAGGGTGGCGCGTCCATCGACCGTGCTCAATTGCAGGCGACGGCGACGGACTGCCTGCTGCGTCCGGAACTGCACGGTCTCAGTGGCGGCCCGCACCTGGCCTTCGTCGCCCGCGTTCTTGACGAGCGACGACTTCTTGACGCGGACGATGCCGGGCGCCGTCACGTGCCCAACCTCGGGATCCGCACGATGAGCCCGCGGTCTTCCTGCTCGGCCGCGCGACTCATCTCGCGCATCGCGTGGGTCGCGCCGAGCAAATAGGTCTCGGCCGGCGTGAGACTGGCCGCGCCGTATCGCTGGACTTTCTTCATCAAATCGTCGACGGGAGGCAGCGAGGTCGTTTCGACGGACCCGTCTGCCGCATCTCGAATCCAGAGCGTGCACCGGCTCATGGCGCGAGGACCGGCTGTGGCGGCTGCTGCGTCGCGCCGATCGTCTTCCGCGCGGTCGACTTGGCGAGAAGCGCCTGCAATGCACTGTCGGACCCACCCAGCGCGGGGTTCTGCCCCGTGGGCGTCTGCGAGAGGCTCTGCGCAGCGCCCGCCATCTTCGGCGCGTTCTCAGCCATCTGCTGCGCCCGCTGTTGTTGCGCCCGCTGGTCACGAATCTGCGCGACCTGGTCGGCATGACGCAGGATCTTGGGTGGTACGCCGGTCGCGTCCGCGTACTGCGCCACTAATTCCGTGTCGTCCACGTTGTCGACGATATCCGGCGCGGTCTGCGCGATCTGGGCGACGAAGGAGGAGAACCGCTCGAGCCCGGCCAGGCCCACTTGCTTCTGGGCTTGCGCCATGATGGACACATACTCGACTCGGAGCGGCTCGCCCTGAATCGATTCCGGTGCCGGCGGGATCAGCCCCTTCCGGAGCATGATCGCGAACACGCGATCGATGAGCGGGTCCAGCACGTCCTGGTTGAGTTGCTCGAGGACGGGCCCGAGGGCGAGCAACTTCTCTTCGTGCCGCTCGTCGATCTCGCGCGCCGTGATCTCGCGGCGATCCGACTGCGAGAGCATGAGGAAGAGGTCTTCTTTGAAGACCCGCTGGATGCGGAGCCGCACCGTCTGTTGCTTCGCTTCGAGCTCCTGAATGCCCTTCGCGAAGTCGAACTGGTAGATCGGCCGGATCCCTAGCTGCCCGTCCCGCACATCGTCGTAGGTCACGTCACCGGGGAGCACGGAGACCTTGACGTTCATCAGCCGGCTCGGGCCCGTGAGCGGCGGCGAGATCGACTTCTCGATCGCCTGCGCCGATCGCTTCTCGCCCGTCTGCAGTTGCTTCACGTCGCCGAGGGCCTTCATGCCGGGGCAGTTCGTGGCGTAGACATCCTCACCCGAGACTTCCCATCGCGCGACCAGGATGGGGAACTCGTCGAAGCCCCCATGCTCGAGCAACCCGTACTGGTTCACGTCGCTTTGGTTGGCGCTCGCGGTCCCGAGCTCGTAGTAGAGGTCCTCGTACTTCTTGTACTTCGCTTCGATCTTCGCCCCGTCGTAGGAGATATTGGGCTGCACCACGTGCACGATCGGAATCCACGCGACCCGGTTGCCGGAGGCGTACATCCGCTGCACGGCGAGCGAGAGGGTGGTCGGCTCGCCGCGCTGGAAGTTGGCGCGCCCGGACTCGTCCACGTCGCCCCATCGCTCGACCATCTGCTGGACGGAGAGACTGAACACGTCGACGAACGTGCGCACCCGCAGCTTGTGGTCGTTCGCGATCAAGAAGCGCCCGACCGGGAAGTCGTAGCACCGGATCACGGACTCGTCGTCCTCCATGACAGCCATCGCGGAGGTACCGAACACGCCGATGTCGCCGTAGAGGATGGGCAAGTGCTTGTACAGGTTGCTGTGGAGAAACACGGTCTCCATTCGGCGCTGCACTTCGAAGAGCCAGTCCTTGGCGTCGTCCTGCTCGGCCAAGTCAGGGTCAGGGAGCGTGAGCCGGAACCACGGTCGCGCCGGACTCGTCACGCCCGACATCATGCCGGCTGAGAGCGTGCCGGCGGCTTCGGTCGCCGTGGAATCGATGATCGCGCTGTTGCGTTTGTCGCCCTTGTTCGTGTCCGTGTGCACGAACCGGGCGCGACGGGGGAGGATGAACCGCGAGAGCTCGGCCCAGTGCGCCACGAAGGTCGCACGTTCCGGGGTCAGTTGCCCGCGGAGCAGTTCGCAGCGTTGCCGTTTGGAGATGGCGCGCCCTCTGGGCGTCGCGCCCATGTCGCCGGCGATGACGACGTTGGTCAGTTCACCGGCGATCGCCGCACCCACCTAGAGCCCCAACAGCGTCGAACGCTGCACGGGAGGAGCCGACGACGGGCCCGAGGGCCCCGTGAGGATGGTGCTCGAGCGACCCAAGGCGGCGCTCGCGCGCTTCCGTGCGGTCGCGGCGGCGGCCGAGCCAGCAGCGGCGGCGGCTGCGGCATCGGTGGCGGCGTTCGGTGCGCCGACCGTGAGGTCAGGTGGTGCCGGTGGCGTCACTCCTTTCGCCTTCTGCCGGATCTGGTTCGCGGCGATCTGCGAACCGATCGAGGTCACGATCATGGCGATCGAGGCCGGATCCGCCATCTAGGCGTCGCTCCCAGACGGTCTCGACCGCGACATAGCCCAGCCGTTGGAGCAGCCGTCCGTGGTCATGCGCGAGTTTGACATGCCGGAGGACCAGCTGTACGCCCTCGATGCGCAGGGCGCAGTCACACCACGCGAGGAACCGCATCGCGATCCACCCGCGGTATCGGGGGTCCATGTAGAGCGCTTGCTCGCTCGCTTGCCGCGAGCCCCGGCACTGGGGCGTGTCCGTGACCACGAACAGCGCGTACCCGACGAGCGCGCCCGTGTCCCGCACCGTGAACGTCCGAATCGCACCGGCGTCATGGGCTCGTGCGTAGGTCTCCCGGTCAGGAGCGAGGACGATGTCCGGCCACTGCGTGATCTCCCGGTAATGTCGGGCGAGGAGCGGGGCCGCTTCGTCCCACAGTTCGGGAGAGAGCGACTCGCTCGCGAACACGCAAGGCACTTGGGAGAAAAAAGCGCCCGGTCACCTGAAGGACAAGGGGGGCGGACTCACCGATCCTCGGCATGGGGGTCCCAATCGTCCACAGAGTGGCCGCCAAAGCCCGATCCCCGGTCGCCCACCCGTCCGTAGACCAATTGGTTGATGAGGCCCGCCTCGCCGATCTGGGTGGGCATATCGGGGATCGCGAACGTCGTCAGAAAGCTGTCATAGAAATCGGGGCTCCGGCCGAGCAGCGTCTTGATCTGATCCTTCTCGACCACTCGAAGCTTCCCTTTCTCAAACCAGTAGGTCGGTGCCGCCGCCTCACGCGCGAGCTCGGGCACATTGGGAAGCGCGCCACCGCCCTTGACCCACTCGGCACCCAGGAAATGGAGTTCGCTCCGGAGATTGAAGTACCGGGGGTCCATGGCCCGGCCCGAGAAGTTGACCTCGAACAGCGGTTGCCGGCCCAGCGCCAGCGCATCGATCACGCCGCCGGCATGGCCGCCGGTCGCATCGATGAAGCCCATCTCCCAGTTCCACTTCCGCTTCGCTTCCATGATCCGGGCCGCGACCTGGGTCGAGTCCTGGCCCCGGAGTTCGACCGGGTTGAATGCGGCCAACCCTTGTCGAGGGAAGAGCACGGTGGCGTCATCACCGAAGCGGGCGATATCGATCCCGAGCCGGCGCTGCGCAAACGAGTACTGGTCGGGGCGGAGCTCGCGAGCCATCGATTCCCGCACCTCGTCGGGTCCGAGGAGCGCATTGATCGAGGTGGGAGGAAACTTCCCCAGGATGGTCGCCATCACCCACGGGTTGGCTCGCCCGTACTTCGCGATCTGCTGCCGCGCCCACTCGAGGCCCACCCGTGTGGATCGCTTCGGGTCGTCCGGGTCGCTCGTGATCTGGATGATCCGCCAGAGGTCCGGCTGCTCTTTGGCGGCCAAATAGAGCATCCCTTCGTGCGACGTCGGGTTCCCGGCCTGCATGATCTTCCCGATCTCGCAATTGGAGAGGCCCTGTTCAGCTGCCCGGAGGACCGACGGGGAAATATCGCCCGACTCGTCGATAAAATACGCGATGTAGCGGGCGTGCAATCCCGAGAGGGTGCGGCCTTGAGCCTCGAGGTCCGCTGTTTTCGCGAAGGTGCGAGCGCCCAGAAACCACGTGTCCGGATGGTCCCGTTGAGAGATCCGCTGCGCGGTCATCTCGAATTGCGCTCGGAGCAGGTCGGAGCGATCGCGCCACACCGCCAACTCTTTCCACAGATTCGATCGGAGGTTGTCCGACGTGGCGGACATGACGGCAACCATCGGGTACTGATCGCCGCCCACGTGCGTGGACAGAAACTGCCACGCACAGATCGCCAGGACTGAGGTTTTGCCCACCCCGACGCAGGCTTGGAGCGCGATCCGTTGCTGGTCCGGGTCACCGAATGCCCGGAGCGCCGTCTCTTGCCACTGGTCAGGAACGAACCGGAAATTCTCCCACGCGAAGTTGACCGGGTCTCGCTTCCAGCGGGCGAGGCTCAACGCCGCGAGCCGTTCCGCCTCGGTCATGTGGTGCGCTTGGCTTCGAGCTCTTGGCCGAGGTTGATCAATTCGGCGAGCGAGCGCCCCCCTGAGGTCATGTCGTGTTTTTGGTCGGGCTTCCCGTCGACCGCTTCGTGGACGAACTTGGCGGCCCCGAGCCACGCGGGGTGGTCCGGCTTGCCGAGGATGTCCTTGGCTTTCGCTGTGACGAGCCAGCGGTCCCGGAGTCCGCGCATCTCGGCTTTCCATGCGTCTGGCGGCCGGCCACCGCCGTTATTGCCACCGTTGACGCCCGGAAGTAACGCGCCACCATGTGGTTGCGGCACGTACGCGCGGCCGTTCCTGCCGATTTTGGCCGCTGGTTGGGCCGCCGCTTTGGCCGTCGCTTTCGGCTTCGCTCGCTTCTTCACTCAGCCGGCCTCGGCATCGTCTGGTGATGAGGTCCCTGACACGTCCCCGTACACCCGGTGCTCCCGTTCCGGGTCCTTCTCGAGGACCAGTCCGCCGTGTCGTTTCCGGCGGTCGCGGAGATAGAAATCAGCCAAGGCGGCCAGCACCTCGGCCAAGGCTGCGCGGGTGTCTGCGGGATTCTGTTGCCGGAGTGCACGCGCGGCGGCCAGTTGCGATTTCACGATCGCCTCGAGGACCTCGGTCGAGACCTTCGTCAGGTCAACCAACGGAGTCGACCGGCGCTTCCACGATCAGCATCTGCACGCCTCGCTCCTTGGCTTGGTCGATGGTCGCCCGGATCCCGTTCGGCCACCCCCCTGGGAAGTGCTGGACCACGGACTGGTTCATGCGGAAGTGGAGGGCCAGTTCCCGGACGAGGGTTTTCTTCTCGGTGAGCGGCGCATCGATCAGGATGGTAATCACGGGGCGTCGTCGCCGGGTGCGATGTACTCGTAGGTCCCGCAGATCGCGCACCGGGCGTAGGTGGCTTTGAGCCCGAGCCAGTCGTTTTCGATCTCGACCACGGGCACGGTACAGCCGGACACGCAATCGTGCGCGTGTTCCACGTCCTCGATCTCGATCCGCTCGCCGTCGAAGGGTCCGCCGTAGAGCTCGACCAGCACAGGCCGCAACCTACTCAGGGAGAAATGACAAACGGGCCTCGAGATCCGTTGTGGATTGTCAATCCTACTCAGGGGTCCCGTCATCGTGGAAGAGGTCACCGGTGGCGTCGTCGGCTTTCGCGGATTTCGGAGGCGGCGGGGACCAGCCGAGTTCCCCGAGGAGATCCAGCGTCGTCCCCAGTTGGCGGCCGGCCTCTTTCGCGGAGAGTCCCAGGGCTTCCTCGCGTTTGACGGTTTTTCTGAGTTGCTCGTGATAGAGAATGAGCGCATTCAGGACGACGGATTCGCGTCGTCCGGTGGAGACGTCGATGGTGGTGGACGGTTCGTGCGTGGCGGTCACGGTCGGGGTCTCCGGTTGAGGCGGTAGAGGGATTGGGGCTTGGCGGGCCGGGCGGGCTTCATGCCGAGCGCGAGCTGGCACCCCCAAGTCCTGCAGGACCAGCTCCCCGTGTGGGAGCGGGTGAGGCGTTGA